CACCACCAACCATTTTGAGTTCTCTCTTGTTTAATGAACCAGGTGCTATGTCAATAGTATATTTATAGACTATCTCGGTATTTCCAATTTTAACAACAACAGGTTTTGCTAATTTTTTGCGACTAGCGGAATATGTGAACACGTTGTGTTTGCTTCTACGAGTTGTTTCTCTTAATACGAATTTAAGGGCTTTGACATTTTTAAACTTATCAAAATTCTTATCTTCATTCGCAAGTTTAAAAAGGCGGTTTCCAGCTTTCTTTGCTGCCGAAGTTGGGCTCGCTGATTTATAAGAGCCACCTTTAAAGCCAATTGCTGACCAATAAATAGTATAATTCTTTTTAGCAGTTTCCATCTTTATTATTAATAAAGAAATTTATTAATCATAATTTTCGGTATCAGATAAACTATCTGTTTCAAAATCTTCTGAATGAATTTCATAATCAGACGTTAAATAATCTTCATCATAATCATACTTAAAAGAATCTTTGAAGAAAGAGGGAGCCATCAAAATATTTTTTGAAACAAAATATTTTTGTTTTTTGTTATCATATAAAACTTCTTCTATATCAGAATTTATTTCATAATCAGAAGATTCTTTTAAGACAACTTGATCTATCAATTCATTTTGTGAAACAAAATATTTCGGACTTGTGTTATTAAATAAAGGATCTTCTATATCTTGTGGAAAAAAATCAGAATTTTGAATGCATTTATTATCTAACTTTGGTATATCTGGTACAATTTTATCATATACTTCTCGCATTTCATCTCGAGTTAATTCGCAAGTTTTGTTAGTTTCTTTTAAAAAATTATCAAAGAAGTAATCACAAACTGCATGAAACTTCGGATTTTCTTTTGTTCTATGTGGCATAAATTTTTTATTGTTTGATATAACATTCCAATATTCTTCATAATCACTAAAGTTATCAGATTCCAAAAACTCTACAAAAATATTCATATTATATATATATAAAACTTATTTAACTTTAAATATATATATAAAAAAGAAATGCTTGAGGAACAATTCCAATCCGCAATTGAAATTATAAAATCAAATTTAGAAAATCCACTTATGACAGATGAATTAAAACTTGACGCATATAAATATTATAAACAGGCTATTTTTGGTGATTGTGATACTACTAAACCTAACTTGTTTAATTTTAAAGAATCCGCAAAATGGAATGCTTGGAATTCTCTTAAAGGTATATCATCTGATACTGCTAAAGAGAACTATATAAAGTTATCATATATTTTACGCTGATTCCTTTTTAAGTAGCATATTCTTAATTTCCAACATCAATGTTTTGTTTTCAAGAATAGCATTATAAATATCTTTGTTAGATGGGTTGGAAACATAACGAGCGGATTTATTATTATAAAGAGGAGGACTGTTAAGTTTCTCCTCTCGTTGTTGTTTTTTCTCACGATATTCTTGAATATCGTTTTCAGTAATCTTATACTCCTTCAAGACTGAATTAATATCCGCATCTTCATCATCGATTTTGATAATTGCGTTCATGATAATACGTGTTTTAATGCTTCCAGGTGTACGACGAAGTTCCTTAGCAATATCATCAATGGATACATTTGCTTTAAGTTTCTCAATCATTTTATCGTCTTCATCACTATCCCATTTGAGACCAGCACGGTTTGTTTCTGGATTCTCGCGTAGTTTTTTCATATTTTCTTGAAAACGATTCATTTTAAGGCTAATTCTTAATGTATAATATTCTAATTTAATACTTATATCATTTTTTTGTAAAAGTGATATACAATATTATGTATTATTTTTATAAAGATGGATGTGCAAGGTATTGTTAAAAAGCTTAAAAAATATGATAAAGCATATCATATAATTGGAAACCCTTTAGTATCAGATGATGAATATGATTTATTGAAAAAAAATTTAGAAGATATTGACCCAGATAACAAATATTTGAAAGAGAGCATAGGGGCGCCTATCAATAAAATGAAGAAAACTCTACCATACCCTTTAGCATCATTAGACAAAAAGAAGGAAAGCAAACAAATTGAAAAATGGATTTCAAAATATCAAAATGGACCATACACTTTATCTGATAAACTTGATGGTATATCAGCATTATATTTACCAAAAAGTAATGAATTATTAACAAGAGGAGACGGTTTAATTGGTTCGGATATTTCACACATCCTTAAATATATACAACATATTCCAGCAGAATCCACAAATGATGTTATAGCAGTTAGAGGCGAATTACTGATATCTAAGGATGATTGGCAAAAAATAAAAAGTGTAGGTAGCAATGCTAGAAATGTTGTAGCAGGGTTAGCTAATGCTAAATCACCTAACATTGAAATATTGAAACACGTTCAGTTTATAGCATATTCTATACTTGAACCTGTAAACGAGCATATCAAATCTTTGACAATACTTAAAAAAGCAAACTTCAAAACAGTTTCTTATGAAATTTCTCAAAATATAAATGTTGAAACATTATCAGAATTTTTGATAAAGCGAAGAAATAATTCGGAATTCGAGGTTGATGGTATTGTTGTGACAGATAGTAGTATGCCATACACAAATAATACAAATAAAAATCCAGAATTTGCTTTTGCATTTAAATCTATTATTACACAAAACTGCGCTGAAGTTATTGTGAAAAATATTGTTTGGAATGTTAGTAAAGATGGTCTGTATAAACCAACTATCGAATTTGACCCTGTTGTTATAGACAATGTTGTTATTAAAAAAACAACCGGGTTTAACGCAGCTTATATTAGAGATAATAAAATTGGTTTAGCATCAAGACTTATCATAATTCGTTCTGGTGATGTCATTCCCTATATTAAAGAAGTTAAAACTATTGGAACAAAAAATTTGTTTCCAGAACAGTATGTTTGGGATGAAAATAATATTGATATATTATCAAAAACAAACGACAATCAACAAGTAAAAATTATACTTCACTTTATGAAAACATTGGAAATAAAACATGTAGCAGAAGGAACAATCCAAAAAATATATGATGCAGGATTTGATACAATTCTCAAATTTATAAGTATCACAAAGGATGACATTATGAAAATAGATGGGTTTCAATCTAAATCAGCGGATAATATCATTGAATCACTTAAAAATATTTCTAAAGCACCTATTGAAAAGATAATGGCAGGAACTAACATATTTGGTAGAGGTCTTGGCATTAAAAAACTTAAAAGCATTATTGACAAATTTCCTGATATTATTACAAAAATATATTCAATTCAAGATATTCAAAGTGTTGATGGCATCGGTTCAATATCAGCACAACATTTCTTATCACATATAGACGAATTTATCATATTCTGGAAAGAGTTAAATATACCAATTAATACTAACGATATTAAACGTATTGATAAAGTAATAGTTTTTACAGGATTTAGAGATAAAAATCTACAAACGCAAATTGAAAATGCTGGTGGTGTAGTATCAGATACGGTTACAAACAAAACACAACTTGTTATTGCGAAATCTATTGACGATAGCATTAAAATACAAAAAGCTAGGAAACTCAATATTACTATTATTTTGAAAGATGATTTTGAAATAGAAAAATTTATGACATTATAAAAAATGGGTAATGAACAATCCGCAAAGAAGATTGATTTTGATAAAATTAACTTAAATGATATAGACACTTATAAACTTTTTAAGGTTTCTAAAAATAATATTGATTGGAAATCTCTTAAAGATAATTACAAAAAACTAGCACTAATTTGCCATCCAGACAAAGGAGGTAATAGACGCGTTTTTAATTTTATAACAAATGAATTCAAAAAAATTGCTAAAGAAGCACAAACACAACAAAAAAGTCATTTTGAAATGAAAAAATCTTTTGAAAGTGAGCAACAACAAGTTCCTGATTATGGAAATATGACATATTTTGATACAGATGTTCCTTTTCATAAACAATTTAACAAACTGTTTGAAAGTTATAAAATGAATGATGAAGATGTTGATTTTGGTTATGGTGCTTTAATGGAAAAAAGCGATCCAAAACGTCCTGATATTAATATAGAAAAAACCCTTGATGATAAAATAAGTATTAAAAAATTTAATCAAACATTCAATAAAAAAGTTCCATCAACATCTGTTTCAAAATATGTGGAACCAGAACCATTACATCTTGTAAGTTCTATTGAATATACTAACATAGGGAAAAAGATTGACGATTATACATCAAGTATAGACGCAAAGATAAAATACACTGATTATCTTAAAGCATACACTGAAGAAAGAATACCTACTAAATCAAATAGACAAAAATTTAAAAATCAGCAAGAATATGAAGCATATAGTGATACATTCTCTAAAAAGAAAATGACAGAAGAAGAATTAGAAAGGATTGAAAAGAAAAAGTTATTAGAAATACAAATAGAACAAGAAAGAATTAAGCGTATTGAAAAACAAGACAATTCACGAGAAGATTTATACAACAAAGTATCTAAACTGATTGCTATATAAATATATAATATTACACTTTATTATTATGGCATTTGAATATTACAAAATATTAGGACTTGAACCAAGAGCAAATATTGATGCTGTTAAAAAGGCATACAAGAAGTTGGCAATTGAGCATCACCCAGATAAAGGTGGAGACCAAAAGAAATTTCAAGAAATTTCTAATGCTTACAATATTTTAAGTAATAATGAAAAAAAACAAAATTATGACAAATGTGGAGATGAAAACCCTCCATCACACAATGATATGTTCCACAATTTCTTTAATAATATGCATAATATGCATAACAGACATAATCAACAACCAATGAAATGTAAAGATATTCAGCATACATATAACATGCCCTTAGAAGAAGCATTTATAGGATGTATAAAAAATATCACTATGAAAATACATATTTACTGTTTGGTGTGTTTAAAAGAATGTTCATCGTGTAATGGTTCCGGTAGTATTAAGAATATTACAAATATGGGTCCTTTTACACAAATTTTTACACAAAACTGCCATAAATGTAATGGTTCCGGTAGTATTTTAAATAGCAATTCAGATTGTGAAAAATGTAAAGGAAAAGGAAATTATGAAGAAACCAAAAATATCAAACTTAATATTCCAGCAGGTGTATCAACAGGATACTCACATAAGTTTAACAATTGTGGTGAACAACCCAAATCGTTAAATATGAAACCTGGAAATTTGATATTAAATGTTGTCATAGTATCTCATAAAACATTTAACAGAATAGGAAATGATTTACACATAAAAAAAGATATATCTTTAGTAGATACAATTTGTGGTATCAAATTTAAAATTGACATTCTTGGGCATGATTATGCTGAAATAGATACTCAAGACTTTGGAATTATTGAACATTTAAAGAAATATGAAATAAAAAATAAAGGTATGTCTATTATTAATTCATCAAATAGGGGTAATCTTATAATAGAGTTCAATGTAAAATATCCTTCTATTGATAAAGATAAGATTATTGAAACAAAAGAATTTTTAGAAAAAGTTTTGACTTACTCTTGATACGCGGAATCAAAAGCTTCATCATCCTTTTTGTTATACATGTATCTTACCAAATCCGGTGAGCCATACCAATTAATGTCTGAATTCCCGTAATTTGTATCACACAAGCATCGTTTATCAATATTCATATCTCTGTTTCGTTTTAAGTCTTTAACTTGAATATCTTTGAAAGAATTTACAGTTACTCCTGGCATACACGAACATTTCACTTCACTTGACCTGTTCTTTAGATCATATACTACTTTGAACAATTTATCATTTGTATTAATGTCTTTCGCAACAACATACTTCATTTTCTTTTTCAAACTGCCTCTTTTAAAAGCACATCTTGAGTTTTTTAAAATGGATTCTTTTACAATATTATAAAATATTATATATATAATTATAGTCATAAATATGGAAAATAATGCTACTAATAACAATTTGGTATAGTTTTCTTGGACATACTCATAATATTGATCTAGAAACTGCCGCATTATTCTTTATTATATATAAACAATAGATTTATGCTTTTGCTCTAATATTAAAGTATTTATCATCATTAAGTAACATATATCTTTTAATATTTGTATCATTATAAATGTATATATCATCATTTTCATATAATTTATCACACTGGCATAATTTGGTAGTTTGTGAATCCGTATTTTGAATAATGTTTCTAACCTTTATATTTTCAAATTTATTTACAATATCACCTTTATTACATTTACATTTCACTTCTGTAGTTTTTTTTGGAAAATTATAATGAACAGAATACATTGGTTCATTGTATGAGTTTTTAACATCTGCCGATATGACGCTTTTATTAAATATATTGCTACAATATGATGTTTCTACATACATGTAATATCTTGCTAGGATAACACATAAAAGTAAAACATATATTGAAACACATATCTTAAGTAGAGAATCATAGTACATGTTTTATTTCATCTAATATTTTTGTTTTTGAACAAAAACATTATATTGTTGCCAATGCTTGATATTCTCTTGATTTTGCTAATGCTTTACATCCGAATTCAATTGATTTGTTATTTGAATTGGTTTTAACTTTTTGTTTTTCAGTCATACCAGGAGTAGACACTTTATATTTGTCCAGATAACACAAAATTTCTTCTACTTTAATTTTTTTAAGTGTCTGTATTTTTTCAAGTTTCATATCTACAAATTTTTCAATAATTTTTGATTGTTTTTCCATACGTTCGAAGTTTTCTTGTACTTTTCTTTGATTTTCTGATAAACCTTTTAGTGTTTGTTTAACAACACTGAACTCTTTTACAGATTTTATTATAGATTGGATACCCGTAGAAGCAAATATCTGTGATAAAAAAGCAAATATTCCTTCTTCTTCTAGCTCTTTAAATGGCGGACCTTGAACAATAATATTTATAAATGGAATATCTTTTAGTATAATCCATATAATATATAGTAGAATGCATATTATTAATATTATACCAGCAATTTGTGATAGAATTACAACGACACCCGTATGATAACATATTTGCAAAAACATATTAACATATAAATTAATATACCCAAACATCATTTCTAATGGGCGATACATAAACAATGTTACAGGACCATACAACTTAAGTATAGTTATAGAGAAAGTTAACATGTATATAATAAATTTAAGAAAGTATAATGAAAACAATACTAAAAAATATATTATAAATATTCTTAAAACTACGATTAATATGTAAGTTATAGATACACGTTTCTCTTCAGTGTCTGCCGCAAATTTAACAATTAGTATAACTGACAAAATTAAAGTAGCCAG